ACGTCACGTACCTGATGCCGGAGAGAGGCACACGACTGCCGTTCGTGATGACGGAAATCGCGGTGGTGACGGTGGCCGTTGGTAGCACACCGTCACCGTCCCGCAATGCAGCCGTGGTGTTCTGCACCTCTCCGAACGCTTCCACTTCAGTGATGACATCTTCCCAGATGCCGGGCCGGACTTCTTCCTCTCGGGAATACCCGATGATGCCAGCCCAGCGCATGGGTCAGGCTGCCGGGCCGTCGAACGACCAGGAGTCCACCCGGTCGTCGTTGGTGCCGAAGTAGTAGCCGTCCGCGGGGACAGCCTCCACCAGCAGCGTGTCGCCCGGGGCCACGGTGTGCGGGCCGGCCGACAGGACCTGACCGTCGGAGGCGTCGGTGTAGACGACACCCGTCTGGTTCGGGATGGTCACGACACCCGTCGCGGCGTTGAAGCCGGGCTTGGCCGGGGTGGCCAGGGTGTCACCCTCGTCGACGCGCTTGAAGATCTGCGCCGAGTAGGGAAGGGTGAGCGCACCGGAGAGGTACGTCTCGATGAGGTAGTGGTACTGGTTGAAGTTGAGGTCGAAGTCGTCGAAGAGCGTGACCTCGCCACCACGGTTCGTACCGTAGTTGTAGTCCGAGAGGTCCAGCACGACGGCCAGGACGTCCTCGGGGAACAGCTCGGTGGGCACCCGCACGATGCGGGACACGTCCATGTCGCCGGCGACCTCGTCGAGGTTCCGGTACATGCGCTTGCCGAAGCCGTCGCGGATCGTGAGCAGCTTCGTGGCGGAGCGGAACGACATGAAGGCGGTCTTGTTGCCCGACCCCATGTAGAACTCGCCGGCCTCGGTGACCGTGTCGAGCAGGACGTTCCACGAGTCGCCGGTGGCGTTGGCGGCCAGCGGGACGTCGTAGGTGGTGGCGTAGAGCTCGTGGTCGTTGACGACCGCGCGGATGCCGTTGCCGTTGAGGTTGTCCTTGCCCGGGTCCAGGATCTTGTCGGGGTTCATGTCCCCGTTGACCATGGTCGGACGGCCGTCGCCGAACAGGCCGGCGCGAGCGACCTCCTCGTCCAGCTTGCCCCGCATCTCGACCTTCATCCACGCGACGACGTCGAAGTCGACGATGTCGATGATGTCCTGCCGGTCGAGCTTCTGCTTCTTGATGACCCAGGTCGGGCCGGTCACGCGCTTGAAGACGGGGAAGACCTCCTCGGTCTTCTGGTGCGCCTTGATGTAGCCCTTCGCGCGGGCCTCGTCAGCGGTGATGTCCGCGTAGATCGTCTTCACGCGGGAGAAGGGCGAGTGGCTGGTGCCGGCCATCCAGACCTTCACCCAGTCCTGGCGACGGTCGACGAAGGTCGGACGGGCCATGAGCGCCTGCGCGTCCGGGAAGAGGATCTCGATGTTCTCGATCCCGTAGTCCGCGGCGTGCATGAGCTCGGTGCCCTTCTCCGAGCGGACCAGGTCGCGCAGGGAGGTGGTGCCCTGGCCGTCGTTGAAGTCGCGGATGCCGCCGGCGGGGTTGCCCTTGGCCGCGAGGAGGAGGTTCTGGACGTCGGAGTGCTTGAGCTCCGGGCCGGTGCTGCCACCGGACTGCTTCGACTGGTCGAAGGCGTTGCGGGTCATCTTGGTTCCCTTCTGAGAGGAGAGGTCGTCGTGCTCGAGGGCGGGCTCCTCAGTGAGAGCCTCGGTGACTGCTTCCTTGACGACGTCGTCGATGAAAGCATTGACAGCGAGCTTCTGCTCGTCGTTGAGCGACTCCAGGACATCCGCCTGCGTCTTGTTCTCCGCCGGAGGGGTCTCCTCGGGGTCGTTGCCCTCGGTCGCCGGAGCGTCCTTGGGCTTCTCGCCGTTGGCACCGCCACCGTCGTCGGCGTGCTCGATCTCGCCCGTGACGACGAGGATGTCGTCCTGGTCGATGCCGGAGTGGCTGAGCACGTTGTAGATGGACGCGCCGGGGTTGGCGCCAGCCAGCACGAGGCTGACCTCCTGGATGTCGCCCGAGTGGACGAGGTTGCCGCGCTCGACCAGGTTCTTGGCCCAGATCGAGAACTTGTCGATGTCCCCGTGCTTCACGAGAGCGTCGGCGTTGACGGCGTTGGGGTTGTCGGGGTTGAGGAAGATGTCACCCCACGTGCCGTCCTCCTTGTCGGTGAGGATGGCGTGACCGAGCACCTGCGAGATGTCGGTGTGGTTGTGCTGGTACACGACGGGAACCTTGAGCCCGTCCTGGTGCTTGAAGGCACCGGGAAGGATGGTTCGGCCATCGGTGCACTCGAGGTTCGCCCGGGAAACGTACCCGGAGAAGTTCGGCTCCATGTTGACCCTTTCTGGTCAGGTGCTACTTGGCTGCGCCCTTGATGGCGTCCTTGATCGGTGCACCGATGTACTTGTCGGCCACGCTGTCCGCGATCGACTGCATCTGTCGCTCAGCCGTGGTCTGGATGACCTTCCGCGAGGTCTCAGCCAGCCAACCCGGCTTCTCCTCGTTGAGCTTGTTGACCTTCGCCAGGGCTTCCGTCCTGGCATTGAAGAACTTGAGATCGGCTTCCGACATCTCGGAAGCCTTACCTGCCTTGGCCTGGCCAGCGAGCCGGTCGTAACGGGATGCCGAGGTCTCGGGTCCGTCCGTGTCCGGCTTCTTGGCTGGTGCCTTGGGTGTTGTTCCGGCCTTCTTGGCCGCAGCAGCGCGCTCAGCTCGAGAACGCTTCACACCCCACTTCATTCCCGGGACGCCGTAATGAGTCGCGTCCTTGGGCCCTGCGAAGAGGGCACCGAGGTAGTCACGTGCCATCGACTGCCCCCTTTCAGAGAGCCTTGAGTTTGGCGGTTGCTGCCTTGAGCTCGTTGAGGGTGCTCTTGATCGCCGACTCGATCTCCGCAACGCTGCGAGAAGCGGGCTTGGCGGTCGACGTACTCGAAGATCCAGACGAACTTCCGCCAGACTTGGAGGAAGGAGCATTCTTCGTCTCGTTTTCACGCTTGTTGGCGATCTTCTGCTTGTTCTCGGTGTAATACTTCTCGTTGTACGCCTCGTCCTTGGACTTCTTCTCCGCAGCAGAAGGCTTTGCAGCCTCCTTCTTCCGAGCAGCCGCTAGGGCTTCCCGTAGCTGGCCGAGTTTGGCGTTGAGAGCTTTCACACGTTGAGCTGCTGCCGCTCGGGCTGCTGCACGATCTTGAGGGGGCTTGGGCGCGGCTGCGGGCGCGCGCGGGCCTGAGGGCTGATCCCCCTTGCCGGGCTGTCTCCCTTTGAGCTGACGCTCTCTGAGATATCGCTCACGCCTTTCCGCTGGGTTGTACTGCGGTTCAGGCACCGCCCAGTTCCTCGATCATGCTGTCGATCGTGCCTTCCAGGTTCCCGATCTCGCTGTCGAGCTCGTCGGGTCCTTCTGCGCCAGCGGGGGGAGCCGTTGGGATCCCTCCTGGCTGCTGGTCCGCAGGCATGTTCGGATTGGCGAGCACGTTGGCAGCAGGATCCTTCGAAGGGAAGTACCCGATGCGCGGACGGAGCTCGTTGGCCGTGACGGCGGCGTTGCGGAGGACCTTGTCCGTGATCTCTGCCAGCTCACCGATCGGGATCAGCTTGAGCGGGTCGCGGAAGATCTCGATGGACTGACGCTGGGTCCGTGCCGTCTGGGTGAGGAACTTGTACTTGTACTCCTGCTGGAAGGCAGTAGCGATCGGCTCGATGGTCCGGTCGTAGTACGCGTTGACAGCGTCCGGGGGCGCCGTGCCGTTCATGATCTCCGGGGTGAGCCCTAGCTCGTCCATGACCTTCTTGTGGAGCACCTCGATCTGCTCGAGGAGCTTGTTGTTGATCGGACGGTTGAGCTGGATGACCTTCTCAGAGACGTCGATGTACCCGATGCCGAGTTCGTCGTCCTTGAGCTGATCACGGAGATCCTGCCGGCGCTTCTCTGCCTGATCCTGACGCTTCGCACCGCGGACGGTGTAGGGAAGCTGCATGATGAGGTCGAGCTTGCCGGAGCCAGCTGCCTCGTCGATGCTGTCGAGGATCTCGAGCTTGCGAAGGAGACGCTGAAGCAGCCCGCTCGGCTCGTTCATGATGGTGTAGAAGGGGTTCTCGACGAGAGCCACGGCGTCCTTGCCTACCGTGATCTGCTTGGTGACCCCACCGTTGACCGGCTTGCCGTCTTCGTCTTCCTCTCGATCGTCGTAGACGTTGAGGGTGACTCGACGGGGATACCAGCTGGCGACCGTCCCCACTCGCATGTCGAGGATCTCTCCTCCGCTGGTGGTGT